AGTATAACACAATGTCCATTTATTGTCAAATTTAGGCTAAATTCCATTTATTGATACTTACGTATTCAAAATTATCATGAACTTTTAGATTGAAATTTCCAGATACAACAAGGGTGTCAGCCGTTGCAAAGACATGATTCCACAAGTGTTCGAGTGGATTCTTTGCTTCAATCTGAATCATCGCGGCAGTGTCAGTTTCACTATCTTGCATCCAGTATTGTACGTTAGCCGTTCGTTTGTTCTTGAACACAATTCTCTTTAATGGCTTGAGCGTCCTGCAATCGCGCAATGCTTTTACGGGGACTTTAGTTGAGACAACGTTCAATCGAATTTCATCAAGCTGACTATCGTATTCATAAAATGAAGGCAAGTGATATGCAAGTCCCAACATGTTTTCTTGAAATTTCATACCATCACTATGCACGAAAGAATTTAAGTCTTCGCGGTATTTAGACAACTTATCTCCCTTAAGTTTCCAGATCATCATTTTTTTACTATAGTGGTCACGAATCTCACTAGCACGTTGATGGTCATCACTTGAAAGTTCTTGGTGTAAGTCTTTGTCGAGGAGACTACCAATTCTACCAGTAGATGTTCCTGCTTCACGCATTCGTTTCCATGCTACGCTTAGTGCCAAAATATCAGAAGTAGTTTCATACACTTCATACTTCTTAACATCGGGATGCATGGTATGATTCGGAAAATCATCAAATGAGCTGATGCTATACGAGGAGTTGAGTGATACGTGGTTGAGTGATGAAAGCGTAATATTAGGCATATGAAATATAGTAGTTAGTTGATGAATTATAACAAAACCTCATGCTGTTGTCAACATGAGGTTTACCTTAACTGACAGTGATATCTTCCATACCAGCTGCCCGCAATCGAACAATGTGCCCAAGCATGAAGTTCTTTGAATCCAAACCCTTCATTGTGCCTAACCATTTGTTTCGTAGCAATGCAACTTCGTTAATGATTGTTTCCATATCAATAACCTCGTCTTCACCTTCAACATATTTTTCAGCAGTTCGGTCACTCAATGCCCGATTGTATGCTTCTAAGTATTTTTGAAAATGCTTTCGGCGAATCTTACGCAGTTGTAGATTTAGGTATTGAAGCACCGCTTCAATCTCTTGTAGTTGATTGAAGCGGTGCTCAGTAATACCCGGTAATGCAGAAATGTTTTTCTCTACATTACCGTAAATCCTAACATCACTTTTTGCAGAGGCTAGCTCTGCATCATAGTGTGATAAGAAGTCGGGTATTTTCGACATGTCTGCGCTTACGCGAGTATACCAATTTCCTGACATTTAATCGTAACTTTCGTCTTCGTCTTCGTCTTCGTATTCTTCGTATTCTTCTTCTTGGAAATGCTGTTCAGCATAACCTTTCAGAGCCTTAGTGATATCTTTATCTTTGAATGCTTCCTTGATATCTTCAACTTCATAGTTGCTGTCCATCAAGAAATTCACTAAAGAGTCGGCCGCATCACTACGGTCATTGAAGTCAACATGTTCACGTAATACTTCCCATACTTCGGTAACCAACTCTAAACTCATTCTGCTACCTCTTCTACTTCTACGTCTGCCTCTGCGGTTACAGCACCAACGACACTCTTAGATTTGCCAGTATACTCTAGCATAACTTTGTCTAAGATACCGTCTTTGTTTGCTTCCCAACCCTTACGGAATGCTTTGAGAATTTCACCGTCATTGGTTACATAAACTAAGCTATTGCCTTCTTTCTTGAGTGCGCCTGATTTCTCAAGCATATCGGTCAAGCCAGAGTAAGGACTCATGCCAGTCTCGTATGGAATCTTAACTTGAATAGATTCGAATGGCTTAGCGTAACGAGTTTTCATAATCTTGCAACTAGCACGAATGCCGTTTACTTCTGCAACCTTGTTACCGTCTTCGTCTTCTTTCAACTTCAATTTCTTCATAGCAACTACGATAGAACTTGCGTAAACGAATCCTTGACCACCGGAGATTTTGTCATCTGGATCAAACATATCTTGACTTGCGTATGTGTGATTAGTTGCGACTAGACCAACATTGTGACTACCGAACATGTTAACACAGTTACGAACAAGACTAGTCAGTGCTTTAGGCTTACGACCCATGTCACCCTTCATGTTACCGTCTTCGAACTGATTAACGTCAGTTGGAGTCAACAACATGCCTAGACTGTCAATGATGAATAACACCTTAGGCTTGTCACCTTCAGGTAGTGCTTTATATGATTTCATGAACTCACTGATGGTTTTCGCAACGTCATCAATCATAGCCATGTTCAACTTAAGCAACTTGCTTTCACTTGTGTCTACACCCAAATCGTGCAACCACTTTTCGTCCAATGCATTCTCACTGTCAACTAGAACAACGTAAATGCCTTGTTGTTGCGCATGTCGGACCAAGTTGCCTGAACAAATGAAAGACTTGCCAGAACCAGATTCTCCAGCGAATACAGTGACTTTGCCAAGAGGCACGCCTTTGTTAAAATCACCACTAATAAGATAATTAAGTCCATAATTTCCTGTACTGACCCAGTCAGTAGGGTCGTTATATCCGATACTAAGTCCCTCGATAGACTTAGTAATCTCTTTTCTAAATTTTGAAACGTCAAAGGGCTTTGCCATTTATTTTCTCTCTTTCATTTTTATCTATGTATGCCGTTAGTATACAGACTAAACGACTGTTTATCAAGCAGATCGGGACATTTCTCAGCCATTGAATCTAGTTCATAATCCATTGGATAATGTCTAAGTGCTGCCCTTGCTCGGTCACGAACTATGCTAGGAACTCTAGGTGTTTTACCAGGGTCACATAGTTCTTCTAATAATTTTTTACCTTGCTTGATGGCACGGTATCTTTCGTCAGGGAGTGTCATATGTTAACTTTAATAAAGAGAACGGTTTCCCGTTCTCTTTTTTAATTAAGCAGGCTTGTTTTGACGAGCACGGATCATTGCTAGAATGTCCTGTGTCTTATCACTGCTAGGAGCTGCTTTAGGAACTACGATTGGTTCGCTAAAAGATTTTTCTGCTGATGCAACATCCTCTTCCCAAGGAGCAGTAGGAGCAGATTCTGCTACTGGTGCTGCTACTGGTGCTGCTACTGGTGCTGAAGCAAAACGCGGAGCAGATTGTTCTGCTGACTCAGCTGGCTTTGCGCCTGCCGGTGCTTCTAGACCATACGGACGATAGTAGTTACCCCAACGTGCGTTATCGAATGGTTGACCATCAACTGATGCCTCAAACATTTCTTTCATAACACGTAGTTCAGCTTCACCTGGCTTCTTAGGCAAGAAGTCACTAAGATTGTGCAAGCCGAAACTTTCAATTGCTGTTGCTTCTGCATCAGTCAATGAACTTTCTTTACGAGCCCAAGTTGATGTTGAGTAGTCAGCATAACCACCTTTAGTAGTTTTCTTAACGTTGAAGTCAAGACCACGCATGTAGTCAGTTGGCAATTCTTCCATCTCTGGGTCCATCAAGCTAGACTTGATAACAGTGAAGATTTGTGGACTGATAACAAAACGACGAATTGGATTCGCTGGTTGCTTGTCATCACCGATTGGGTTTTGACGAACGAAACCTTGAAACAAGTACGAACGCTTCTTCCAATACTTGTTAGCCATTTCTTTCAGTGTCTCATCCTTGTACCAAGGGCGAACTTCTGCCAAGATCGGGCATACAGAACCATCGTTGTACATTTCAACGCAAGGAACCTGAACGATAACTTGCTTCATGCTTGGCTCACCCTTCACACCATTGAATGGCAATTTGATGATTTGTTTTTCAACCCAGAAGAAGGTGTTGCTTGTGTTACCATCAGGTAGAATACGTAGACTAGCTGTTGTGCCTTCGTCCATATTCCAGTGGGGGTAAACTGAGTTGTCTGATTGTTGAGTAGAACCAGAATTTGATTTGTTTTCTTGCGCTGCAATACGAGCGCGGATTTCTGCTAAAGATGCCATAATAAATTTCCTTATTTCATTGACTTGGAGTCTGTTTTAATATTCGCTGCTTCACCATGAAGCAACTAACATAAGAGCTAGTATAACATACTTTTTCTCTTGCGTCAATAGTATTTATCATAGATGTGGCAAACCGCATAATTAAATGCGGTTTTTTAACCCTTTATCTGCGATGATTCATTATCTCTTTGATACGATCTAATGGGTCAACACTTTCGTTTGTGCCGACCAAGTCACCTGGTTTAGCATAAGCATCTTTCGGACTAAACTGTCCTGCTGCTTTTTGTTCTGGATCTAGATCCTCTTCCATATTCTTCATACGCTTCATTTGCGCCTGTACTTCTGGCTTGTTCATTGTCTTTTCAAATTCATGTTGCGGGTCGTACCACTTGCCCGTCTTACGATCCTGTACTTTCTTAGGAGCATTGGGATCTTTTGGCATTGGGGTTGCTTCCGCCACACCTTCTTTGCCTTTACTAAGAATGGCATGCATACGCTTTGCAACTTCTTTGTCTGACGGCTTAGTACTTTTAACAGCGGGTTCTTCTGCCATCATTTTGTCTTCTATTTCGCTACCCATACTTGCACCGGACATAGCACCGCCCGGAGTCTTAGTCAACGCGGCGCCAGCCACACCACCCAATGCTGCTCCAGCCATACCTTCGTCAGTTTGTTTACCTTTGCTTAGAATGCTATGCATACGCTTTGCAATTTCTTGCTTAGAAGGCTTACTGCTAGTAGGTGCTGTCTCGGGACATTCACCAATGATGTTGTCTGCCCATTCTTCTAGTGCAACTGTTTCTGCCATATCAGTAGTTTCACTGATATTTTTGCTTAACTTGCTTAATATTGGCATCACCCCTTCAATGCGAGGGTCTAAGCTACTAGACATAAACATTTCGCTTAAGTCAACACTTTCTTCGTCTTCCATTAATGATGGTGTATAGCTTTCAAAGTAAGTGTTATAACCCTTCTTACCTGACATCTTGCCCAAGCATTCACGTAGTTTCTGATAGTGATTAACACCTTCAGCTACTAATTGTTGCGCTGATTCATTGAACTGCCCATTACGAGTAGCACGAACAAATCCAGCCATCTTTTTATATTCTTCACACAAGCTACCGATATGGTTCCAACGCTCATCGTTAGCTTTGCCACCTTCTGCAATATGTCTTGCGAATACACGAGCTAGTCCAGGCTTGTCAGTTGGTGCTAATGCTCGTTCGCCAATAGAGTTTTCAATAAAAATTTTGTCAATTTGACGGAAGCGCTGTTCACCTTCTTCCATGTTACGCTTATGCTTGATAATCATCTTGGTTGTAGGAACATTGTCGCTATAGCTAGCTTTCTTGCCCTGAGCATGATAGCCTTCGTACATTTTCTCTTGACGCTTAGTGTGTTCTCTTTTTGCCATATCGTTTTCCAAATTATCTATATCAGCTAATTTAAAACTAAGTTGTTTCATCATAGCAAATCTCTTTAGTGTTCTAACTAGTTGTTCCCATGATTCGCTATCTGCTGAACCATTCTTAGGACTATTAGCCACCTTGTCGTCAAAATACACAATTAATTGATGTAACCCATCGACTGATACAAATACTTTACCGTAACTTTCTCCGTCTTTGGTAAAGTCAAATTCAAACACTTCTGCTTCTTCCGGCACAGGAACTGCCTTACCATCGCTAGACTTGCTGATAACAGAGCGGCCGCCCCTGCTAAGTACTTTTTGTAATTCTGCCCTTAGGCTTTCTTGTTTTTTTGACATAATAAACTATTTATCACTTTGACGGTTAACCAAGTACCGCAAAGAAGGGTAATGGTGCTATGAATTCTTCATGGTCTCGCATATATGAGTCTAAGTTTGAGTGATACTCGCTCAATTGCTGTAGAATACGTACTATTAACAAACTAGCCATTACCAAGTCATCAGTGTCGCCGATCTTAGCTGCAAAACTGCCGCCGGATGCAATGAAACTCTTAAGTTCTGTAATCAGACTGTGACTATTGATAGTCATTTTCTTAGACTCTACTAATGTCTTGAACTTAGCACAGGCTGCTAATTTGCTCTTGTTAGTAGTATTAAAGCCCTTACGCTTCTTACCGTTCTCGCCCATGAATGAGCCGGCGATATTACTCTCACCGTACTCGGCGATAGATACTAACGCAGCTTCTCCGATTGCATTTGTTTCTACTGAATAGTAGATGCTGTTTGGTTCATCGGTACATTCAGCAATGTACTTACAAATCTGAACCAATAATTTTACTTGAGTAGGAATATCTGTTTTATTGTGCTTCCACTCACCGATCTGGGTAGTAGTGTTGGCTTCAAAGATTTGAATAGCAGCAGGATCACCACCTGTACCTAAACTAGGATCTAGTGCGATAGCATAGAGATTACCTTTAGTAGGGCGCTTATACCAGCGAACCTGTCCTTGACGGAAATTAGGTTCAACCCCTTTCATATCAATCAGTGTGTTAGGATTAATCAATGTTTCATCAGCGATAATGAACTCACATCCAATCTCGCGCCTGAATCGATCCTCACCCAATTGGGCTTGCATCTCTTTAGCCCATTGCTCATCTCGTCCGGGTTGTTCTGGCCAGTAAGCACGATATGACTTGAAGCCGTTAACACCTAACTCGGTAGGGTTACCATATTCATCTTCACACTTGTTGGCACCCTTCCAGATGTACGCAAATTGATCTTCGTCTGAGTTAGGTGTGCTAGTGATAATAGCTTTACCACCAGTACTTAACGTAGGAGTGATAGCAGTCCAGAACTCCTTAGCGATACTTGGTCGAACGAATGCGAACTCATCAAGGTATAGCAATGTAATCGACATACCACGACCTGTATTTTCAGTAGTTGTAGCTGAAACAATACGTGAGCCGTTCTCAAAGTCTAATGAGCCTTTGTTGTATGTTGTTACCCCTGCTTTAATGTGGTCAGGACAGTTTTCGTATGCATAACGAATACGCTGCATAATTTCTTGAGCACCGGTATACTTGTGTGCTGCAATAAGAATAGTAGAGTCAGGTACAAACATAGCATACCAAAGCAAGTATCCTGCTGCCGAAGTAGATTTACCACTCTGACGTGGCATCAAACTGATGGAATAACGATACTTGTGATATGTTTCAATCAATCGTCTTTGATATTCCCATGGGTGATAAACCATGCTACCCTTGGTTGGGTGCTGAATCATAAAGAAGTTATCCATGAAGTATAGGTAACCGTCATCAGGATCACAACATTTGATGAAGTCGTTTAATTCAGTTTCGTTCTTAAACTTCGTCTTAACATACGGGTTTTTAACTAACGTCGGGGCGTCACTAATTGGTGCGAAGGGTTTTGCCATAACGTATTTATTTGTAGATAACGACCCTGATTACTTTGTCCAGGGGCGGCCTTCAGCAGGCGCTACTGTTCCGGGACTAGTGTATTTGTTGTATTGACGATAACCGGGTGTTCCGGTAGCTTGTCTCTTAGTCTTAGCTAATGCTAGCTTGTCGTTTCTACGCTTTAGTTTAGTAGCAGTAGTATTGCTACCGTTACCTGATACTTCAGTTGATATTCCGTTAGCTGCCATATTATTTTCCTACTGGCTTTTCGCCTGTTAGATATGGTCTTGAAAACCATAATTGGAACCACTCGGGTGTGCCGGGCTTTATATTGTGTTCCTTCATTAGCTGACCTTTTTCGCTTCCGGTCATGCTGATATTACTTTCCCCACCTATAGTCTGCGGAGTTACTCCGCTTAATCTCTTCAGGTCTTCTAAGGTAGTGTCAGTGTTTTCCTGACGTGTAGGAACGGTCTTGAGTTGTGCAAGACCGTTCTGTATTTTAGCTTGTTTCCATACATCAAAAGTCATGTATGTATTTATCAGAATTACTTGATATCAAGCGGACATTGCTTGTTAGTCATCATAACAAAGAATTTTTCTTTCATTGTGATTTTTTCATCATCTGGACCAGAGTTTTCAGGAGAAGCCGGTAAATTTATGTCAAATTCAATAGTGTTACAGACATCTACTTGAAATCCTGTTCTAGTAAGCAATGCATCCCATTGTTTTACGCCCAGAACACTGTAATGGTTGTTGTTATATTCGTGTCTGCGCTCAGTGTCCGGCGCAGGAACTTCAACGTACATCTTCCCTTTTAGCTTCAACAAGCGATTGTATTCAGCTAGGGTGATGATAGGGTATGGGCTATGCTCTAGTGAGTGCCTAGACCAAATAAAGTCTACGCTTTCGTCATAATACCCGTCAATTTGCGGGATAAAAGACATATCGTAATTCTTTACAGTATGCCCTTTGTCGGTGCAGATTTTAGTATCACCCGGGCTTAGTGTTACGCCTACGCAGTTAGTATAACCACGTGCTTTCATTTCGTCTAAGAAGTAGCCTGGGCCGCAACCTACGTCAAGAATTAATGCATCTTTTGCTAAGTTAAGCGGGTCAATAT